AAACTTAGGATTCTGTTTGGAGATACTGGAGATTTTGGTACTTACTCTATGAGTCATGATGAAAATGATAAATTAAAGTTTGGTATTGAAGTTATATCTAGCTATGACGCATCAATTATCTATCAGTTAAGGTCAATGTTTTTAAGATTAGTATGTGCAAATGGTATGAAATCATTTGAAGATATTAATTCATCTATGAAAAGACATACACTTAACTTTAATCTTGATGATTCATTTACTAAACTAAAAAATCTTAACACAACTTTTAGTGATATGAAAAATAAAGTAGAAGTGTACCAAAGTGTAGAGTTAAACAGACAAGATGTTGAGAAGTTATTTAGAAAGTTCTCTAATAATTCTGATGGTAAGTACCACTTACTAAATAATGTATTAGAAACTGATGCAAATAAATCAACACTCTATGATGTGTATAATGCACTAACAAACTACAGTACACACAATCAACGTGCTGTTAAAATAGGTAAAAAAGATAGTAAAGATTATAAGATTGAATCTGCTAAAAGAGATCCTATAAGAAGTAATGAGGATAGAGATTATGAAGTTAGAAACTTTCTAAAGTCTAATGACTTTATGTTTTACTATCATCAAGGCGTAGCCAATCAAGCAAGATAATATCTGTAGGGGGGCTAGTGTATACTATACCCCCCCTGAGATGACACGATACTATAACATATTTTAAGAGATAAACCAAGTAGACATAGTGTCACACTTATGGTATAATACACACTAACAAAGGGAATACAATGAAAACATTTATGACAGAGACAACAGACAAATCTCCAGAAGAACAATTAGGATTAGCTAAAATACAAATTATGTTTGAAGATTCATTTGGTATGTTCAATGCTAAGAGTGGAGTAATGAGTGATGTTCAAATGGAAAGAGAGAAACGACAAGCATCAGATTGGATTAGGTCTAAAGATTGTGAGTTCTTTTGTGATCTTGCAGGTACAGAACAAGACCATGTAATAAAATTACATGACACTTTAATGTACAACTACAACACAGGTAAAATAACATTAGACCAAGTAAGATTTGCAATAAGAAAACTAGGTACAAAACTATGATAGACAATTATAATGCAGTAATGATAGCAGAAGGTGTTATTGAAGCTGATGAAGATAAACAAATAGAAGCATGGCAACACTTAGTAGACACAGGTTTAGCTTGGAGTCTTCAAGGTTGGTTTGGCAGAACTGCAATGGATTTAATTAAACAAGGAGTAATAGAAAGAAAAAACAAATGAACATATTTCATTTAGATAAAAGCCCAGAAGTATCTGCATTGTATCATTGCGATAAACATGTAGTCAAAATGATATTAGAAACAGGACAAATGTTATCAACTGCATACCAAAGACATTGTGGTATTGATGAAGAACTATACAAACCTGCATACCCACACCACCCCATGACTATATGGGTAGGAGATTCATTAGGTAATTATATGTGGTCAATAGATTTGTTAGGTCACTTACTTAATCAATACAGACACAGGTATCACAACAGAATACATAAGACAGGTCGCATACTTAATAATTTAATTTGTTTAAATGACAAAATAAAAGATAAGTTTGAGTATCAGAATTTTTTAATCCCCCCCTTGTGTATGCCAGATGAATACAAATGCGATAACTACATACAATCATACAAAGATTATTATGTAGGTGAGAAAAAACGATTCGCTAAGTACACATCAGTTGACACACCAGACTTTATGTGTTAAAGTATAACTTAACAAAGGATAACTATGATTATATACGGTAAGACTCCTAAAGATTGGAGAGAATGGTTTTGTTCTACATCTTTGTATCACAGAGAATACATTGTAGGATTTATTGTAGGATTTATAATAGGAATAATAATATGAAAACAATCAAAGAAATAGAGAAAAAGATAGGTAGTCTATCTAATCCAAGTAAGATGCCCTCGTTTGCATGGGGTATACCAATTGAATACTGTGTGACAGGTAGTAAGTTAGCATTAGTTGATGGCACTATCTGTAACAAATGTTATGCAGGTAAAGGTTGCTATGTATTTCCTGTTGTCAAAGCTATGTATCAAAAAAGATATGAGGCACTAGGTCTACCAGAATGGGTAGATTATATGGCAGAACTCATTACCCAAAAGTACAAAAACCTAGATAAATCAAGGCGTTTTCACCGTTGGTTTGACTCTGGTGATATACAATCTTATGAACATCTTATGAAAATATTTGAGGTGTGTGAACTTACACCACACATAAAGTATTGGTTGGCTACTAGGGAGTATCAAATCATAGATCAAATCAAAGAAGAAGATGTACCAAAAAATTTATGCTTACGAGTATCAACAACTAAAGTTGATAGCCCACCACCTAAGTTTTGGAAGTGGACATCTGGTGTGCATAAAGATAAGAAAGCAGTAGGTCGTGAGTGTCCTGCACCTAAACAGAATGGTGAGTGTGGTAGTTGCCGTGCCTGTTGGAGTCATAAAGTTAAACAAGTAAGTTATAAGGAACATTAATGACTGACAAAGAAAAAGCAGACTTTGAGTGGGCTAGTAGCTTCTATTTATATGATGACCTAGATGGTGACTGGGTTAATTGGGATGAAGAAAAATTACATAGTGAACTTGAAAAGTTAGCATGGCAACCATTTGAATATTGGGAAGGTAAAAATATTTATAGTGAGATAGAAAAACTAACAGACTCAGTAAGAGAAAAAATAAAAAAAGAAACTAATGAGTAAAGTATTACTTATCTTTTTTTTGTGCCTTGTTTCTTGTAAAGATTTAAACATAGACCCAACAACAAGTATACTTAAACATATAATAACTAATAAAAATAAATAATACTTGACATATACACTTAAGTATGATAGGGAGAATCATGATGAAAAAATACAAAGTAAGAATATTTGGAATGGGAATAGATGCCAAAGCATTGATACCATTTCCATACGAACCAACATTAGATATGATTGAGAATGCTGTTGCAGAATATTTAAACGAAGGACTAATGAAGATAGAAGCTGATAGTTTTTATGCTAAAGATAGATACACAATACTATACGAGGAAATGCCAGTTGAATTATAAACAACAGCTTGCTGTTATAGAAGGGCTATTCATTCCACCAGATACATCTGTTAGAATGGATTGTCCTTTTTGTCATGGTAAGAATACCCTATCAGTAGACACAGCTACCAATAATATAAATTGGTTTTGTTTTCACTCATCATGTAAAGCTAAAGGTAAATTTAAAGGAGAGAAAAATATGACCTATGTAAATTCTACATTCAATCAACAAGAAGAAATTAAAAATCTAAAATTTGAAATGCCAGATAGTTTTACATCTGTATACTCAGACGATAAAGCTATGCAATACCTACATAAAAATAATTGTTGGGAAGCATGGAGTTGGGGTAGGGCTACAATAAAATTTGACATAGCACAGAACAGAGTAGTCTTCTGTGCTAAAGATCCAGAAACAGATGAGATTGTAGGTGCAGTAGGTAGAGGATTAAATTCTAAGGTCTATCCTAAATGGTATATGTATGGTAATAAAGATATACCTTTTACTTGTGGCTTGACAGAACATAAGGAGGCTATACTTGTAGAAGATTGTGCATCTGCTTGTGCAGTATCTAATGTATTAACAGGCATAGCTTTGATGGGCACATCATTAAAAGAATCTCATAAGAAACACTTGACACAATACAAAAAATTGTATATAGGGTTAGACAGAGATGCAACAGTTAAATCATTTGGTATTGCTAATGAACTTAAGTCTTATGGTATTAAGAATGTTCATGTTAAAACTTTAGAAGATGATTTAAAATATTATGGAACAAAAGAAATAGAGGAGATGTTTAATGACTGAGACAATGATGAAAGAAATAGTAGAAGATTGGCAATCATGGAAATATGATATAATAGAATTAAATAATTCTACATGGACACAAAGAGATGAAAGTAAACTTAATGCAATAACAGCAATACTAGAAGAACAATTAGAATTGCAGAAAGAAATAAACAAAGCATGATAGAAAAACTATATAGATTAAGTATAACTGTGTGTGATAAGATTTTTATTTGTGACAATATAAACGATGAAGATATTATTATCAAAGAATTTGATCATTACGATCAAGCTAGTAATTACATTGATAATAATTTTAAAAAAATAAAAGAAGGTTGGAATTATAATTACTATTATAATACAAAAAAAATTAAGGAAGACTAATGATAGAGAAACAGATAATAAAACTAATGTTAAACAAAGACTTTTATGCAGAGTATAAAGGTCAAGTATCTCGTAATGTATTTCAAGGTAGCTTTGGTTCTTTGTATGATACAATTCAAAAAGCACATGATAAGTATGATGCTGATATAAGTATTGATGAGTTGTATTCTCTACACACTGCAGTATTTAATCCTGCATTAACACGAGCAGCTAAGGAACAATTTAGTGAATTGCTTGAGGATATAAAAGAAACTCAAGAGCCATCAAAAGAAATAGCAGATGATATAATTAAGATACTAATTGAAAGAGATGTTGCACAAAAAATTGCAATAGAAGCTACTGAAATATTTAATGGTAAGCCTGCAGATTTTAATTTCATTACAAATCTTATAGAAAAACATAAGACAGGACTACCTACACAAAAATTAGATGCAGTAACAAATAACATTACTGAATTACTTGAGGAGTTAAACGTTGTAAGTAAGTGGAGTTTTAATTTAACTGTACTAAAAAATAACATAGGTGGAATCGGTCCAGGAAATTTAATGATTGCATTTGCTAGACCAGAAACAGGTAAGACAGCATTCTGGGTTAGCCTTGTGTCTGCACCATATGGATTTGCTGAGCAAGGTGCAAAGGTACATGCTTTTATTAATGAAGAACCTGCAGTACGTACACAGATGAGAGCCATCAGTGCTTTTACTGGACTTAACAAAGAACAAATTGTAGATGATGTGGATAAAGCACATGATGAATGGACTAAAATAAAAGATAATATTAAAATGATTGACACAGTTGATTGGTCTATGGACGATATAGATAGTCATTGTGAAAAACATAAGCCAGATATTATTGTGATAGATCAATTAGATAAAGTAAATATGAGTGGTACATTTGCTAGAACAGATGAGAAGTTAAGGGCAATTTATACAAGTGCAAGAGAGATAGCAAAAAGAAGAGAATGTGTAGTCATTGCTATATCACAAGCATCAGCAGATGCACACAACAGAGATCATATATCATTTGATATGATGGAAAACTCTAAGACAGGTAAGGCAGCTGAAGCAGATTTAATTATTGGTATAGGTAATAGAGCATCTAATGATCCTACTAATACTAGCAGAGTATTAAATGTAAGTAAGAATAAGATAACAGGTTGGCATGGAGATCCATCTTGTTTGTTAGATAAATATATAAGCAGATTTACAGATTAACGGAAAGGTAATATGATAACAACAATAGATGTAGAAACTTCGTATCAAAAAACAGAGACAGGTGGCTTTGATCCATCACCATTTAACCCAAGTAATATACTTGTTAGTGTAGGTATAGATTCTAAATATGGCGATGAGTATTATTTTTTAAATCATTCTGAAAGAGTTAGTAGGGGTGGTGCTGCAAGAATACAAGAAGTGTTAGATGAAACGACTTTACTTATAGGTCACAACATTAAATTTGATTTAAGTTGGTTGCTTGAAGCAGGATTTAAATATACAGGCAATGTATATGATACAATGATAGGTGAGTATGTATTAAACAGAGGTGTTCGTAAAAGTTTAACATTACTTATGTGTTGCCAACGTAGAAAATTAGATTCTAAAGATGATGCAGTAAAAGAATATATGGATAGAGGTGTATCATTTGAAAATATTCCTGCAGATATTGTATTAGAGTATGGCAAAATAGATGTAGCTATCACTAGACAACTGTTTGATTCACAGATGGCAGACTTAAGATCAGATAAAGATAAAGGTTTATTAAAGACAATTAAAGTTATGAATGAATTTTTAATTGTGCTTACTGATATGGAACGTAATGGTATCAATGTAAACTTAGATGATCTTAAAGAAGTAGAAAAAGAATACAGAGCAGAGTTTGCTTATCTTAAACAAAAGATAGATAAGATTGTTTATGATAAAATGGGAGATACTAAAATTAATTTAGGTAGTCCAGAGCAATTGTCATGGTTAATCTATTCTAAAAAACCTAAAGACAAGAATGAGTGGGCTAAAATATTTAACACAGGTGTAGATAAATTTACAAAGAAGAATAAAAAAAGACCTAAGTTTTCTTTTGCACAGTTTAGAACTTTAGTAGCTAATAACTCTGAGCCTATCTATAAAACTATGGCTAACCAATGCTTACATTGTGCAGGTAAGGGTGTGATTAAAAAAATTAAAGTTGATGGTAGTCCTTACAAAAAATATAGTAAATGTGATGAATGTTATGGAGAAGGATTTATATATTCTAACATGGCTAAGCTTGCAGGTTTTAACCAAAGACCTAGAAGTGTCTATGATGTATCTGACTCTGGATTTAAAACAGATAGGATAACTTTAAATAAAATTGCAGGAGAGGCAGAGGGAGAGTTTAAAGATTTTATTGATTCTATTCTTAGACACAATGCTATCTCTACATACTTAAATACTTTTGTAGAAGGATTACAAAACTTTACAAATGCTAATGGATTATTACATCCTAAGTTTATGCAAGCTGTAACAGCTACAGGTAGACTATCAAGTAGAGATCCTAACTTTCAAAACCAACCAAGAGGTAATACATTCCCTATACGTAAGGTTATACAATCTAGGTTTGAAGATGGTCAGATAATTGAGGTAGACTTTGCACAGTTAGAGTTTAGAACTGCAGTATTTCTTGCACAAGATAAACAAGGTATGGAAGATATAAAAAATAATATAGATGTACATAAATTTACTGCTGATATTATTGGTGTATCTAGGCAAGATGCTAAAGCACATACATTTAAACCTTTGTATGGTGGTACAACAGGTACAGATGCCGAGAAAAAATACTATAAAA